AATTAGCGAGATCAAATCCCGCAGTGTGATTATATGCTATTTCCGATCGGTAATCCCCAGCCAGGCATAGGCATGAAGGTTATTCTGGAACACCCTCATGTAGATGCCCCGATTATAGGCCACAGTTTCCGCAAAGAGCGCAGTAGCCCAGTCATTCGGATGCACGATTACTGCGATTAAGCACCCTGGGGGTAATTCATCCCTGTGAGACGAAACGAATTGATGGATGTCATTGATGGATACGGCAAGGGAGGCTTTCTGCATATCGACAAGAATTTCCTTGAGCTTTTCGGATCCCTGCAAAATGTCCTTGATGGATGTGCAGCAGTATCTCTTTGTGAACTTGGTACAATCGGTTTCCACTCATAGGAATATTTAACCTCAAAGGTTGTTACTTCCATATCATCAACCAACTTGCTTAGTGGTTTGGTAAGTTTCCTTTCCTCAATCTTTGGGTCATAACTAACCGCACCCGATTCAACCAAATAAGACAAGCGACCTTGCACCACTTCCCTACTTTTACCAACTGCTTTAGCAATGTCATCAATGCTTATCTTCCTATCCTTATCAATCAAAGCAAGGATTTGCTTGTCAAGTGTCTTGTCTATCAATACATCCTCTGCAAACGCATCCTTGTCACTAAAAACCGCTTTAGAATGGATTATGTTATAATCTCCTTTCGGTTCGCCAACCTCCCTAAAAAGTCCTATAACAGTGTCCTCATCAAGTGCTGAAAAACTAAAGTCCTCTGTCATTGGGTCATCATCTATGCCAAGCATAGCATTCACCTCATTGTCGGTCATTCCAAGACCTGATTTGAGCATAGTGGTAGCAATCTCTTTAGATATCTTACCCTGTGAAAACTGCCTAATAACTCGCATCAATTGCTGGTATTGTCTACCGCTTAGGTTCTTCAAGTTATCGTTTACCTCAACTTGCTCTTGATTCAAACTTGGTTGAGTTGCTTCAGTTGGTGCATATTTTGCAACATCAATCCCTGCCTTTTCCAATAACCACTCCTTAGGAGCAATCTGCAAAAGTGCTGCCTCGCTTAATTCAAATCCGATAGGTTCTACTGGTATAATGCTGATTTCAGAAGTCGCACCCTTTAGGTCCGCTAATTCATTGAATATAGATTCAAGAAACTGCTGCTTATCATTTACATAGGTGTTCTTAAATATCTCATAAGAATCCCTCATCTGCGTTCTGCTTCCCAATTGACCAGGTTCGGCAATACCAAAAAGACTGGGTGAGGTAATTTGATGACCTGCAAAAAGGTTATTCTGAATAATCAAATCAACCCTTGTGAAATCCTCTTTAGTGATATCACTTGCCCCTAAGTCCTCAATGATTGGTTTCCGTGCTGGGTCAGTGGTAAAGGATAAGATAAATTTCTTACCATCACTTCCACTAAACCTATCTGTAAACCTCCTTTCAATATTCCTTTTTTCATCGGGAGAAGGTTCGCCATTGGGAAGGGTAATAAGTTTGGATGCACTGAATCCCGTTTGAGCATTCCCCAAAACGTGCCGTGAGACTTCAATATCAGATTCGATATAGTTCAACGCACCCATATATCCAGGCAAGGCATAAGTGTCCAAACCTGGTCTATATTCTTTTATGTAAAGTATTTGCTTCCCTTGTCTGACCTTCGTATTGAATGCCATTAAAGGTATCAACTCATCCTTTCTTTCGTTCCAATCTTTTTTATACCAAAACTGCGTATTGTCAGCATTGGACCTAATCTTGGTGTAGTCAATATGTAAAACATCGGTTAACTGTCCACCAGTCAAAGACCAAATAACTTCCAAGTAAGCACCGCCAAAGATTTCAATATCAATAGACACCTTTCTTGTTAAATCGTTCAAAGATTCAAACTGGTTAGGTTGTGCAATGAATTGGTCCGCTACTGGGTCTGCCTCATCACTCTTCCATCCGTTCCCGATAATGTAGTTAACCTTTCCTTTTACAATAGCGTTGTGTTTTGCACTCTTATTGTAAAGTGCCAAAAGGTAGTTAGGGTAATCATTCTTTTCACCGAACTCAATATACCCCTTGCCCCTCTTTTCTCTATATTCGGGTTGCCTTGCCTCTTGGAAGTTTAATATTACTAAATCATTCATCGTGTTATGTATGTATTGTCAACCTCGTGTTGTGTGTACTCAAATGTGGTTGATGGTGACAGTTTCATAATGCCCTCTTCAAGCAATCCAGTTGCTTTGGTATAATCTACATTGTAGGCACTCGCTTGTTCATAGACATAGTACAAATACTCCCCAATATGACCCAAACTAAAGTATTTCGGTACTTTAATACTGAACTTGTTATACCTATCCTTGTAAAGTGATACATCGGCAGCATTTAACAAAACAAAAGTAACCTCATCCCGTGTGGTCCTATTGACAAAACGAAATAGATAATTCGGAGTAGTAAGTGTTTGCTTCTCCGTTAATGTTAGGTAAATGTACTCCGTTGCCCCTTGTGTCAGTTGTATCATTGTATCTAAATAGACAATCCCTTGACATTTACCCAAAAAGAAAGGCATCCGATGTGGATGCCCTACTCAATTCTAAACCTTCCTATTTACGCAGTAAGACCTGCAATTATAGAACTTGTAACCTCGGGAGCAAGTGCTGGTTCATTGCCTGTGAAGGTCAATGTGTAACCATTCCTATCTCCGAAGGCAGTACCAGTTGCACCATTGCCACCAGTCAAATCAGCACCATTTACCTTACCAAGCAACCAATATTTGTCGTTACCATCCTGTACAACTGCAAGGAGATTGTTTTTTGCTAAAAGCAAAATCTCGTTTCTCGTAGATGCTTGAAGTTTGTTAAGGATGATTGACAATTCTTGTGCATAGAAAACAGTACCATTCTCAACAGAAGCGGTGATGTTTTCGGTAAGTGAAGAGGTTTGCTTAACAAGTTGGTACTTGTAAAACACTTTACCTGCACTCTTGGTGATTGCCGAAACAACACCGGATGCTTCTGTTATTGCGGTTACATCACCGAAAGGAATAAACCAAACGGCTTTGATTCCGCCTATTGATTCCTTGCAATCTAATGTATAACCTTGAGTTAATGCACACGGCATAGTATTATAATTTAAGATAAGGCAAGGGATGGAAACCCACCCCTCACCTTATAGTTATTTAAACGAAGAACTTAACAATCTCATCAGGGAAGGCGAAGTTAACGCCCATCTTGAATTCTGCTACAAAGCGAACTTGGTCAGCTTCTTTAGCGTAGAAGATTTCAAACCTTTCCTCTTCATTCAGAAGGTCAGTTCCGATGAACAGGTTAGAGATACGCATTGCAACAATCTTACCGCTTCCGTTAAGACCTTGAACTGCGATAACCTTTACGTTTGTACCTGGGAGGTAAAACTCACTGTTTGCCTTACCATCAAATTGATAGTGATAAAGGTTAGAAGATTTCAACTTCACAGTGTAAGTACGGAAAGTATCCATACCACAGAAGATTGCGATATCATCCTTGTCTACTACTTGGGCAGGGATTGCTTTATAGATGTCATCAAAAATGCTAACAACGTTGGCATCAGTGATGGCGGTCTCAACAACTCCATGATATGCAACGCTATTAGCGTTTACTACTGCTGCACCTGCTGCGGTAATCAAAGTAGTGATACCATCAAATTTGTTCAAGTTTACATCAACACTTGCAGTTGTACCTCTCCAAAGAGTGTTCTCCAATTGTTGAGCAATCTTTTCAGATTTACGCTTAGAATACTCTTCAGAGTAAACCATTGAATCGTACATTGAACCAGCAGGAAGTGCTTTTTGCAAATACTTTGCTTCAAGGTCTTTCAAGCACAGTGCTTCGTTAACCTTAATTTTTCCAACTGTAACTGTACGCTGGGTGAAAGAAGTCAGACCTGATGCGTTGAATCCGCAAGATGAACCATCTTGGAAGATTGCATCGGTGTCCATAATGTTGATAGTCTCGGCAGATTTAACACCTACCATAACGTTACCTTGGTCCTTAATCAAGGATGCGGTTTTGCTGCCAAGTACAGAAGAACTAACAAGCAGTTGCTCGTTTTCTTTTGTATATGCTGCCAATGTTCCTACTGAAAAACTCATTTTATTTAATTTTTATTGTTTGAGAAATTTTTACTTAATTGATTTAGCGAAATCAAGGAAACGACTAATTTTATCTTCCTTTTTTTCTACATGAACATTAAACTTTTCTTTGGGTGCTTCGGTAGCATTTGCAGATGGTGTGCTTAAAAGTTGCACCAGCACATCTGAAATATCACTCATACCCTTACTAAACTTTGCTTCTTGTGAGGCAAGTTTGGCATCGTATGCCATTTTGATTTCATCAAGTTGCTTTTGCATCTCTTCAATCTTTTTCTTCATCATATCCTCTTCTTGCTTAGATTCAACTGAAATCTCAACCTCGGGAACTTCAGGGAGTTCAACTTCAGGTACTTTGATTTCGGTGATGATAGAATTCTCATCAAGAACCATAACAGAACCATCAGCAAGTTCGTGTTCACCAGCAGGGGCAGGAGTTTCATTTCCAGCATCGTCTACCAGTGTAACCTTACCACCGATTTCATACTTATCAATCATAACCTTTGCTCCGCTTTTGAGGACATATTCCGCAAAAGATTGGAGCGGTTCAGCAGATGCCACAGGCAATTCACCCGCTTCTGCGAACATTTGTTTGATTTTGTTAATTGCTTCCAAAGTTGTCATAATAACTTTTGGTAATAAATAGATGGCATTTTCCAATGTACCATATACAAAAAAGGCAAGGTGTGGAAACACCCTGCCTAACCAAACGCTATGAAAAAAAGTCTACTTGACTTTAGATAGCACTTCA